CGTATAGATATTAAAAAACCAACGATACCAAGGTCGTGAAGGCATATCTTTTTCCGAGATCGCAACACGCGACGCCGGAATCTGAGTGTTATTATCGACGGGGTTAGGCATTGGTGCCATCCGCGTGCAATTCGGCCCCCATGATGGCTATCTTAACCGGGTCGGTGCCGGATACTTCATACACGCGATCACGGAGCTTGAGCGTCATGCCAAGCCGCCGCCAGATAGTGCGGTAGCCTGTCTGCCCGATCTTGCCCATTGATTTCCAATGTTCGTTAGACCATGTATGACCGCCATCATCTGACCAACGAAGCATAACTTTAGGATCTGAACCTTGAACTGTCCCGTCTAAACCAACGCCAGTCTGACAATCTAATTGGAGGCTATGCTGTGCGGTGCGGTTAAGATCATTTTGACCTGTTGGCAACGCGCGCCACGACCGCAACCATTTTTGGACCCCGCCTGCCTCTGTATAATTATTTAAATCATAAGCATAAATTCCACCCGATTTATAATCGCCAATAACAATAGTATTATTAAAGTTCATCTGACAATTGCCACGATGACGCGTAAACGCATCATTTTCCCACCCAGCGCGCTCATGCCATGCTTGCGTGGATACGTCATATACCCATGTCGTATTAGCAGTCGGAAAATTTAAAACATAAAAACTATGACCGTCTTGCTGGTATGTATAAGATACGGCGTCAGATAATGTTGCGTATTGCTGAATCTGCCATTCGACGGCGTGAGTAGAGATACGTTGCCCTGCATAGCCATTCGAGACATATACAATCCCATTACCGCGCGCATCAGCACCAAGCCAATAGACGTTATTGTCCATTTTGGAGACTGAATACGCAGCAAGACAGCCAGTCTCAATAAACGCGCCTTGAATACGCGCTAAAGGAAACGGAAAATTACCGGCATCATACCAGACTTCGACAGAGTTCGTGCCAAAAAGCCATACTTCGCGGTGATTTACTAATAGCGTAACAAGATTATCCGGCGAACCATCAGCGCTGGCGTATTGTAATGGATCAATTGATGTGCCTGTAGAATCCATGACCCAAAAGACTTGGCTGTTAGGCTGATTAAATACAAAATAAGTATCCAAAAAGCCACAACCGACAGCGCCATAAAAATTAGAACTAAGCTGAGTAAGAAAGTCAGAAAACGTCAATGTATTTGTGCCGCTTACCGTAGCAGCTACAGACAACACAAAAGTGGTTCCGTTTGTAATACTAGCGACTGTTGCGCCGCCAGGTATGCCGGGACCAGACACAGGTTGAGTAGGATATATCTGCGTCGTATCTGTAGTCGTTACGGTAGTAAGACCATTTGTTGTCGTGCAAACCAATGATGGATTGCTGCTATTATAAATATAGCCATAAGCATTAGCCGCAATAAATAATTGCGTGCCATTGTCGGTCATTGTGACCTGAGTTGTTCCGGCTATGTTACCTTTATATGTTGCGTTCCAATTATTATCTATCTGATATAGACCGGTTCCAGAGACAACATAGCCTTTCCCATTGAACGTCCATAAGCCACGAATAGGGCCAGAACCTATATTGTTAAGAAGCCGCAGTCCTGGCACGCGTTGAAGCCAAGCGGCCTCTTTACCGCCTTCAGGAATAATTTCAGGGTATAAGTTTATCATTTGCGCGTCAGCCGCGTTAGGCGACCGCGCTTGATATGAGGAGCCAAGAATAGGCGTCTTCATTAGTAATTACCTGCAAAGATATTATATTTCTGACGCGTGCCTACAATGCTGTATGGGATCGCCATAACGCCATTTGGGTTATTAATGCGCTTCAGATTGCGTTTACTGGACATAGCAATACGCGACACTTGTGGTGACGGCTCAACACCAAACTCAGGCGCTAATTCGCAAGCCAAATTGTATCTGAACGCTCTTAAATATCCTGGCGGAAACGCCAATGTCGTTGCTAATGTCGCTGGCTGATAAAGCTCCGAGACGGACACAAAATGAAACTCTAGCAGTTTAGTCGGGACAGGATAAACAGATAAGCTAATGTTTGGATAAGTTGGGTTAGCAAACATCACTTGCGGGTAAGTGCTTGTGACCGTCTTGACCGCAATACCATCATATTGCTGTTGATTAATGAGTTTGATGCCGTATGAGATCCCTGACGCTGGATCACGGAAATATGTTGCATCGTCTAATAAGATCGGGCGGACAGGCGTATAAAGAGGATCTAATGGCGTTAATGTGCCGGTAGGCCCAAGAGTGGCGTTTCGTGTAGATGGAAGCCAATTCATCACTTGGTCGATTGTGCAGTAAACTGAAAGACGTTCTATATTCCACGACTCAATCATTTGATTAAGCGCAAACAACGCATCATCGGCTGACTCAGACGATGGCGTCTCACCCTCTGCTAAAACGCCTAAGAGCCGCAACGCGCCGCATATTTGGTCATACGCCGTATAAGCAGAACTACCTGACGGTGACGGTGATGGTGTAGGGCTAGGGACAATTGAGTCAAAGAAAAGCGCCATTTGGGCGGATGTCCACCCAAAAGCTGTTTGTGCTGTAAGATAGAGGACATCGCCAGCATATACGTAATCAGCCGAGTTAAACTCGATCCAGACAGCCGTATTTGGATCGGCGTTTACCGCTTGATAAAGAGTATCCATCAAACCTAGCGCGGATACTGCGGTAAAAAAGTCCTGTCTGGATACGTATGTTGTCATCAGAGATGAACCTTATTTGGCTTTGGCTTTAATCTGCGCCTGTATTTTTTGAGCTACAGCTTCAGTTGCAAGTTTATCATGTTCTGCCTGTAAAAGCGCCTGCAATTCACCGACCGTAATTGTAATAGGTGTATTTGGGTCAACTTGTGGTTGTGCCGCTGGCTTAACATCTTCAGCAAAAGCTGGCGCTGACAACAAGACCAATGCTGAAACAATACGTTTCATTGTTTACCTTTCTTAGTAAGCCGTGCATTTGTATTGGATTACGTCAGTAGCGCCGGTCGTAGCGTTAAATGTAAAAGTAGCACTGGTCGTTGTCGTAGCTGATTGAACAAGATTTAAAGTCTTATTTGTTCTATCCGCAGCATCACAAACATATCCGGTAGGCGCAGTAGGCATAACTGTAAGTGCTAAAGTATTAGTGGACGCGCACGCGGCGGTGAGAGTTACAGTTCCTGCCGTAGCTCCGCCTGCAACTGCGCCTGCCGCGCAAGTGCCGCCTGCGCCTGTAGCTGTTGGCGCGGTGCCGCCTGCCACCATAGCGTAGGAAAATGTTACGTTACCGCCATTGCCGATAGACATTCGTGTGACAAGACTTGTTGAACCAGAAGGTGTCGTTTTGAAATCAATTCGACCTGGCATACTTGTTAAACTTGGTGTTCCATCAACAGCGGCTGAAAATCCTGCGGCAAAGCTATAGCCTGTGCCGTTAGCGCCGTTAAAGTAAAAGTTTCCGAGTGCATCACCATTTTGAACAATTGTATTTGTTCCGATAGAAGCACCTCTTGACTTGGCCATATTTATAGCCGTGCCAAATTGATTGTTGGTAAAATCACCCATCTGGAAACCAATACCATTAGTTCCATAAAGGTTGTAAATTTCGTTAGCTGAATATGGATTAACTTGTATATAGGAATTACTACCCATAAATATTCGACCTGAAGCATCTATTCGCATACGTTCCAAAGAATTAGAACTAAATGCAACAGTATTGGCGGCAGGAAACCACATACCTACGTTTAGATTTCCTGTGTTTGTAATAGATGGGTTAGACACAGTCCCATTAGCGAATGATGCAGAATTATTTAATATTGTATTACCTGTTGACACGCTGCCAAGTGTAATTGTGCCTGAACCTTTTGCATCAATCGTCAGGTTCTCATTAGCGCTTGCGCCGTTCGATATTAATGATAAAGCAAGCCCACCAGTATTTGCGCCAGCTTTTATCTGTAAACCTGTTACTGGTGTTCCTGTAGAAACATCAACTTTTAACGCTGGACCTGTAGAACCATTTGCGCCGACGGCTAAAGCATTAGCTGTCGCGTCAGTAATAACATGACCTGCGCTTGTTAATGTGCTGCTAAGAGCCGTAGTGCC